GTCAACAGCTGCAGATTGTTCAACCGTTCTTTTTCAGTGTCTGATAGCAATCTGGCATCTTTGATGGAACCAAGGTTTGCACTCATCATGCTTTTGATCAATACCAGTTCTTCATTGCGTTGGTCAATGATGGTTTGTTGCTGGTCAATGTTGCTGCTGAACATCCCTTTGGTATTGCGTTCAGTTGTCTTCAGAGCCATATCATATTCACTGATTTGACCAGTTAGAACAGCATATTCATCTTGTATTTCTCCAAGTTTGTTCAATGAATCATCAAAGTTGGCACGCAACTCTTTGTATGAATCATTCAATCCTCTTTGGGCTTCTTTCATATCCAATGTCAGTTGCCGGGCCTTTTCAATCTCCTGCTGATATGCCATGTATCCAAGTGTCAATGCACCAATGGTTGCTGCTGCACCAATCACAAGCGGATTCAAGGCAGCAAAAGACATCGTTAGACCTTCAGTGACTGCAAACGCATCCGCAATTCCATCAGCAGCTTCAGCCAACTGCGGATTCACAGTACGCAATGCAAGACCAATCGAACTGAAACCACGGTCAATGTCTCCACTGGCATCACCAACACTCTCCAATTTTTCTTCTGCGCGCCTTGCAGAATCTCCAAGTTCATCAAACTGGTGTGCACCTCTCCTGGCAGCCTGCGCAGCATCTTTGGCAGCCTTCTTGGATGCATCAGCAGATTTCTTTGCTGCCTTTTCAGCCTGCTTCAGTTGCCTGTCTAAAGCTGACACCATCTTCTTTGCTTCAGCATTTGTGACATTGGGTATGGTCTTCAGTTTTGCCAATAAATCATTCAGATTGGCTTTGTAACTGATTTCAATAGATTTCTTCTGTTCTGCCATNGGTCACACTCTCTTNATCAAATCATTTGCCAGAGCTTTCACAACCCTGTTTGCAGTTTTTCTGTGTGGTTTCACAAGGGTCTCATCAGCAACCCTGCGGCCAGTTGGTTGAATGATGTCATGCCTTCTCCAGTTCTCAGAGTCCACACCATATCTGATAATGTAACTGTATGGAGCAGTGTTCTTCAGAAACACAATGAAGTTTCCATTGGCATCCACTGACATTCCACGCTTGAATCTTTTGTATGATTCCAAAGATGTCTTGCGTGAAAATACCACATTGCCTTCAGCATCTCTGCGAATCTGTGGTTTTCTTTTCGGCCAGTCAAGCACTGCAGCTTTTTCAATGCGCTTCAGTTCTTCATCCATGATGGCTTCAGCACCAGGAGCAACAGTCTTCAAGAATCCCATAAACATATCTTGCATGTCTTCTTGAATGGTCACTGTTGCATTTCCTGATGTGTATTTCTTCATGGCTGAATCCGTTTCTTTATCATTGCTTCCATTTTAGCCATTTTAATGGCTTCTTGTCTAGTCTTCTTTTGTTCAGGAGATTCACAATGCAATCTGTATTCAGCCAACACATTTAGTTTTGTCGATGGTTCCAATGTGTAGAACCAATCCGGTGCTTGGTTCCATCTTTGGGCAATGCGCATGACCATCAAATCAAACGCACCCCACCGACTGACTAAAAATTTGCTGTGTCCTCAACTTCTTCTTCAGTGGGGATGATTCTGCCCATCTCCACCAGCACTGCAGAACCTTGTTCATATATTTGCCCAGGAGTCATACCAGCATCCAACATTCTATCCAAACACTTGAACCCAAATATAATTGGGTCACCAGTGGCAACTGGATATGCTGGAAGACATTTCGCATGATTCACACCAACTGCAATAGCAGCTGCACACAATCTTCCAAGTTGTGCTCTGTTTGGTTCAGAACCCCATATGCTGACAAAGTCAAGACATACAGCAATTGATTTTGGCAGAACAACTTCATGTTCTCCAAGTTTCTTCAAATCTACTTTCATTATAGCACCTCTGATTTTATGAAAGTCGGGCTACCCATCGGATAGCCCAAAGTTTTATGAAATTTTAAACTGTCGATTATGACAACTGAGACACGCCACCATAACAAGTGAAGTTCAAAGTGAATGCACTTGGATCACCTTCAGCAAAGTCCAATGCACAAACACATTTTGACAATGTTACAACGTGATCATTAGTATCACCAAAATCAGTCCCTTCAGCAGTGTAACGGATGTCAACACAGAAGTGTTCAACAAATGGTGTTCCAGCATCTCCAGTTGAAATGTTGGCAGAATATGCACCAGATTTGTTGATGAAGTCACGGACAGAACCAAGATCAGCACTTGTGAATTCTCTGAAGTGGAATGCAAATGAACCAGTGATTGCTTGTTCATCTTGTTTACGGATTGCAGAAAATGAACCGCGGTCCATCACAACCAATTCACTGAACTGCTGTGGTTGAGAAAATGAAAAGTTTCCATCTTCAAATGCAACTTCAAGAACAACCGGTGTTCCAGTTCCATCAAGTAGTTCCAACTTGCCATCTTTTTTTGTCTTTGGGATTAATGAATAAGCCATGATAGCTCCTAATTTATTGTGTGAAGGGTTATGAAGTCGATATATATTAACATATATTCTTGGGAGTCTGTGACATCACGCGTGCTGGATACGTAGCGCACTGTGAACTTGTTTTTTGGTGAAGTATAGACACCCAAACACGCGGCAATTAGTTCTTCTTCTTGGTCCATGGCCAAATCATAATCAGTTGGATAAATGTCCAAGGGTCGGAGCCTATATGAAAAGACCACTTGAACAGGTGTGCTGATATATTGTCCAACTGCGCTGCGTTGTCGTTCTTCCATGGCAGAACTGGATGCCATTGATACTGAAAAAGCTAGATGTGCAACAGTGTTTTCAGTCCTTCCAAAGAAGTCTGGAGTGTGTTTGGACTCTTTGAACCCACTGATTGCAGCAATCTTCTCTGCAAATGCCTGTCTAACTTGGCTAAACTTCATCGCCTTCTGCTACCTCTGAACCTGTTAAATGTTCCAGGTTGGGTGGTGTATATCACTGGTTGCTTTGCTTGTCTTTTGTTTGGTTGATCACTCTGGCCATCATGATCATAATCATACACAAAGTTGATTTGTTTCCATTCATATGTGTATTGCTTGAAGTGTTCACTTGCTAGGTCTAAATATCGACCGTTTGACTGTCCCAGACTGGAGTGGAAGTCTCTGAAGATGTAATACAGAGCCAAGTTCTGATGTGCAGCGCGGAATGCTTCAGGAGACATGACCAAGTATTCAAGTCCTCCACCTTCGGTGCGCATCTTCTGAATCATTGTGTACCATGCTTCATCAATGTATGTTTGGTAACTGGTCAAGCTGCTTGGCCTGATGTCTGCTAGTTGTGAATATGTGCTGGTCAAATCTCCATCACTGACAACCGGATACAATCTGCGCTTCACAATGGCTGCATTTCTTCTGAAGTTGTATGCTCCTCCAGAAAAAGTGATTTCCCATTCTTGCAGGTATCCTTCTCCAAGATTCAGAGTGGATGCCAGATTGGATGAACTGTGTGTGTATTGTGAGATGTTTCCTGGATACGTTCCAGCAGCTGCATCAACAATCTTGGTTCCATCAGGTGCAATCAAACTGTACCGCACATCTGATGGAACCACCAATGCACCATCTCTGAAGACCGGTAATGTGGTCAACTGTGATTTTCCACGCTCCAGAAGTTCTGGAACCTTGATTTGTGGTGCATATGGTGTTGAATTACTCATTTGTAAAATCCTGGTATACTTCAAGGCCTCTTTTTTCATATTCAGCAATGAATGCTTTCATATCCTTTACTGTATCACGTATTCTATCCAGTTTCTTCTTCATTTCTGGCAAGTGTTGTTGTTTGATCAAAGTATCAATTTCTCTTCCACTTTCAGTCTGTGCAACGGTCAGTTCCCAAAAGTGCTGCTCAGGAACACCAAGAACATTTGATCTGAGCAGATTCACAGACCAAAGATGCAATCCAGCTGTATCCATCTTTTCAATCAGTCTGTTTGCAACCACTTTGATGTTCATCCATTTTGGTACATGGTAACGACCACCACGAACCGGATACACATGCATATAATCAAACTTTGATGGATCCAAATATACCCAACCTTCCTGCTGAAGTTTTCCTATTCTGGAACCTGCGTTGCCAACCTCTCCAGAGATCTGTTGGATACCGTTCACACCTGGAATAACTCTTTCCATTCTGAGATGTGGCACAAAGAATCCTTTGCGTTTTGTAACTGTTTTAGCCTTCTCACCCTTTCCAGTAACAACTTTTACATCTCTGTAAATGAAATGCCAGTTGGTTGGATGCCATTTGTAATAAAATGGGTGATTGGGTCTAGCTGGCAAAAGTGATTGTGCCTGCTGGGTCATGGGTTGCCATGATGTTGGGGTGATTTCCATTGTGTACCTCATTGGAAAAAAGGTGGCAGCCTGGAAAGACCACCACCATGATTGGATTGTGTCAGATTAAACTTTTGAGATCAAAAGGCATCCACGGTCATCATCAATGATTGACATTCCCAAGTAAGCATGTCCAACAATCTTGGTCAATGCTTTGTCAGCTTGTCGATCCATCTCAATCATCACTTCACCCATCTCCATGGAATCAGCAGAACCAGGAAGTCCAGCAGGCATTCCAGTTGCATAACCAAGAGCACCAGCAGCAAAGACTGCACCTTGGTGATCAGTTCCATCATTTGTGATGTATGAAGATGTGTAGATTTCAACACCCATGAAGTTACCTTTGTAGTGACTTCCTTTTGCACTGATGGCATCATAAGAAGCTGAAACAAACTGAAGGATACCATTGCTTTGGCCCAAGATGCTATCTTGAAGATCAGCAAATTGCTTTGGATGCAATACAGCAACATAAGGTCCTGGGGCACCTTTTCCACTGCTAGCTTTTTCAAGTTCTTGGATTGCAAGTAAGAACTTACCAACATCCAAATCAGTGTTTGTGGTACCTTTTACAGTTCCAAATCCACCAACAGTTGCACCAGTCAACTTTGCAAACAAAGCATCATATGAAGCTGCGATTGAATCAGCAATGCGGAATGGATCGATGTCACCGCCACCAAAACCAGTCATTGAAGCAAGGTCTGAAATTTCGTACGCTAAAGAATTTCTTTTGCATACTACATCAGCAAATGCATCAGTCAAAGGAGAGTTTGAAACTGCATCAATCTCATTTGCACCAGTGAAGGCAGTAAAAGCATCAAAACCATCAAGGCCTGCTTTTCGTACGCGAATGGTATCAGAACCAAGTCCATTGATGCTGCCTACAAAGTCAACAAATGGAGTATTGCGAAGGTTTGATGAGTCAGTCAAGAGTAAACGAATTTCTTGGCTGATCATCTTGGAGAGCCGAAGGTCCTCAGTTGGATTCGACAGATTTCTATTGGTAATTTCATTAGCCATGATTAACACCTGGGTAGTAAAAGGTTTTTATTGGATTGGTTTGGTGTGGACTTCTGCTGTTGCGGGTGCGACCCTTCCACTATCAAGATGTGTTTGTATATATTGTAAACGGAATAATCAGGTTATGCAAGTCGAAAAAAAACCCCACTGAGGACAGCGGGGAAAGGGAGGCACAACCTTTTTTTTGGGGAGCGTTTACAAAGAAACAACAATCTCTGCACCAGACACATTGATGACTGATTTTACTTTGACATTGTTTGCATCAACCAGCTGAACTTCACATTGAACCAAGTTGCCACTGCTGTCATAACAAGAAACATGTACAATCTTTTCACCAAGTTGATGGTTCAAAGTTGCAAATGTGTTTGCAGTCAGGTTCTGTGGTGCAAAAGTTTTGCGGAATGAAGACTTTGCCACCAATACTTGACCACTGGCAACAGTTGCCATGTTACCAGCTGCAGGATCAGCAGTGATTGCTGCTTGTGCTCTGGCTGTGGTGAAG